TCAGTATTTAAAGTAGGTCAAACAATACAGGGATTGACCTCTGGTGCGACTGCAACAATTGAACACCGACACATTGAACTTGGCCATTTTGTTATCACAGATGTTGTTGGGACTTTCCTAACTGGTGAAACACTAGTGTCTACTAATAGTAATAATGTTGTTGAAGATATTGTAATACATTCTATTGTTGATGAATATCTATCACCTCATCATTATGAAGATGGAAATGGTCTGCACGTTGATATTGATCCAACAGTAGGACCTGGAGCATTACTTACAGAAAAAACTCATTTGGATAGATACAATGAAGTCAATGATAATTTAAAACAAATCCGTGTTTTAAAGTCCAATGTCATTACACAAGTGTATGATGCGTTCAATGATGCTTTGAGAACTTAATAGATGGCAGATGCAATTAGAAGTGGTGACCCCACTTTAAATAATAAAAGCTTTTATTTTAAAAGTATTGTGTTGTCGTCTGATCGTTTAGCCAAAGAAGTTGATCTGGCCCCAGTCACAGTAGAATTAGAAATATTTGAAAATATTACCAATCCTTATTTAACGGGTAATATTGTTTTTATTGATTCAAAGGGTGTTTTGGCTGGGATTGATATTATTGGTGGTGAAAAGATTGCTGTTACAATCCAATCGACCAAACCAGAAACGTATCCAATTGAGAAAACATTTTATGTAAAAAATGTGAATAATTCCAAAAAGGTTAATAATACAAATGAAGTTGTATCATTAAGTCTTGTTGAGGATATTGTTTTTATATCAGCATTACATAATATCAGTAAATCCTATACTGGTACTTGTAGTGATATCATTGGTAAAATTTCCGATTCATATTTAAAAAGAAATATAGCACAAGTAGGTATTGACCATCAACGAAAGTTTAAGGTAATCATTCCCAACCTTGCACCACTCGGCGCAATGAAATGGATTACACGTAAAGCAACAAATTCGTTGGGGTTTCCTTTTTATCTATTTTCTACACTCGTTGGTGATAATTTAGTATTTACGGATCTAACTTCAATGGTAGATCAAAATGCAATGAATACGGTACCCTTTGGTACGGATCAATCGCAATCGTCTGGTGGTTCTGGTGTTACAGGACAAAGACGAACGGTGTTGAGTTATGATTATTCTAATAATGATGACTTATATTCTCTCATTGCTGCTGGTATGGTTGGTAGTAAACACATATCAATTGATACAATGACTGGAGTGCCTAAGGAATTTAATTTTGATGTAAGTGCTGATGTGCTTGAACCATATAAAAAATCAATCACAACAAAAAATATTAGACTTTTACCATTTGATACTGCTTTTAAATATGAAGATGTTTCATTAAATAATTATCAAAGTAGAACGATAGCACAAGTAATGTCTTCTGGTGCTTATATGACAGAATCCTATGATAAAGGACTATCATATAACCAGGAAGATACGGTTGAAGGTTATAAGAAAAAAATGATATCTGAATCAATGTGGAATTTTCTATTAAAATCAGTATCATATTGGGTGATAAATGGATTTGATTTTATTGATGGTAATCACAACACCACTGTTGGCAGAGTCGTATCATTAAGTGTTCCATTTATTGCTGAAGGCGATTATAAGACAGATCCTAAGCAATCGGGTGATCACTTGATTATTGCCTGTCGGCATATGTTTAAGACTGATGGTTATTATATCTCTATGTCTGGTGCAAAGTTGGGGAGTATTAAATAATGATGGTCCCATCTTCTTATTCAGAATATTATGGTGATGAAACCAGATGGTTTATCGGCATCGTAGTAAATATTAATGATCCATTGCAATTAGGCCGAGTCCAAGTACGCATACATGGTATCCACTCTGCAAATACAAATGATATTCCATTGAATGATTTGCCTTGGGCACAAACGGTAATACCGGTTACTGAGGGTGGTGTGTCTGGTCTGGGTGCAAACGTTGGCATTAAACCTGCTTCACAAGTGTTTGGTATTTTCTTGGATGGTAAAAATTCACAACTACCTTTGGTGATGGGTTCAATTCCAAAGATAGAAACATTATCACAGACAGAAACTCAAAATAGAAAAATACTTGATGTTTCCACTGTTGGTACTGGATCACTAACACAAGCACAAATCACAACGCTTACGACGGCAGATACTGCAGATGTGAATACCGGAAATTACGTACCGGTCGCAAGTACTACTGGCGCACCACCTACGGTTAAAACAAATAGTGCTGGTAGGAAAGTCTACGAACAATGTCCTATTGATAAAAAATTACCCGGTCAATCAAATTCTGAAAAGGCATTTACCTTTTTCTTGACACCTGAAGGTGGTGGTTATTCTCCAGTCCAAGCAGCAAGTATTGTTGGTAATTTTCTACAAGAATCCGGTTTTGGTGGTGATATTCAACCAGCAATTGTAAATTCAATTGGTGCAACCGGTATCGCGCAATGGTTAAATACCAAGTGGGAAAATCGGATGGATAATATGAAAAAGTTTTCAGCCGAAAGAAATATTCCCTGGTATAGTGTAATTGCTCAATGTTTGTTTGTTAAATACGAACTTGATACTTTTGGATATTTTGGTAAAAAACAATTGATAAATGCTAAAACATTGGATGAAGCCACTGAAATATTTTGTCTTAAATATGAAAGACCTGGTGCTGATGAAGCCAATATACCTAAACGTCAAAAATATGCAAGAGAACTTCTTGAGAAAATGGAAAATCCATAATGGCTGAATATAATAGAGAAGAAGATATTCAAAAAGTTCTTGCCAGTAATCCTGGCATGACACGTGCTGAAGCCGAAGCACAGATTGATAGAAACCTATCCCTTAATAAATCTTTAACCGGCGGTATGGCTGGCATTTTTAGTAAAGATAAATTCAATCTAGATCTGGGAGCAATTGTTAAAAAGGTAAATGCCAAATCATTAAAGAGTACTGGTGACACGGCAAGAGCAGAAAGACAAGCAACACAAGGTTCGGTACTTGGTGTAAAAATAGGTGAGACTGCTGGTGGATTTAAATCACTTACTGTCACCACGGATGAAGGTGAGACTGTAACGGCAGAACCATCATTGGCAATGATGACAAGTGCTGTGAATGGTGGCGGTATTACAGTCACAAGAACTTCTGGCAAAAAGACAGAGATTACAACGCTGACAGGTAAAGCAACATCGAATGGTTTTTTAACTGCCACTGTAACACAAGGTTCACCTAAAGGTATTGAAAAGACCTTGGTTGCCACTGCTGGTGCAAGCCCAGAAGCCATTAAAATTAAAATGAGAGAAACATCATCTGATGGTGATGTGGCCGAACAAAATTTTAATGTCAATGTTGCTGAAAAGGTAACAACAAGTGTTGAGACGGTAACACAAAAGAATAATGATAATTTGGCAAATCCATTTGGTGCACTTACCAATTCTTTAAGTGGTAGTGCGGGTAATCCATTTGCCAACATCCTCGGTAACGTTGGTGGACTTATTGCTGGTGTATTAAAAAAAGGCCAAGTCTCTGCCGGTACAAGTACTGTAACATCAGTGCCATCAGCACCTAATCTAGCCAACACAAATCAAGCAGCAATTGATACGACACAAGTACAAAGAAATTTTGCTTTAAACAAATCTTTAACTTCATTTGTTTCAGGTAAACTTGGGATTAATCTTCCACAACCAACATTACCAACCGCAGCCAGTGGAGTTGGATTTCCTGGTGCTGGTGCTATATCTGGCGCTACGGCAAAAACACAAATAGATACAAGTAATTTTAAATTAACAACACCATTGGCAACAACCAAACCGGTTGATGTTGTTAAAGAAGATGGAAGTACTAATTTATCTCAAGCACTCAGTAAAAGTACTCTTACAGACCCAAGTGTGAAAGCAACAGTGCCTGTAACAAAGATTGAAAATACAGATACAGTAAAATCCTTTAATGGTACGGATGAATTACCGGCATCATTCTTCACTTTTGTAAATTCAAAGGAAGAACTTGAAGCCGAAATAAGAATTATTTCAACAAAAAGACCTATTACACTTTTGCTTGTGAGTGCGACCAATACACCATATGATATTGCATCTCCTGCAGATATTATGCACAGTGCTCAGATTAGAATTTATAATACAACACCATATCTTAAACAATTAGGTGACGAACTTGGTAATTCTGATACGACTTATTTGAAGGATTTTGTTGCACAACACGGTGGTGCACAAACACATTACTTTATTAGAAAAGATGGTAGTTTGCAAAGATGTCGGCCGTTGATTAAACCATTATGGGATGGTAGTACGAAAAAATTTCGTGGATTTGCACCACGATGTATTAAGGTTGATTTTGAGGGTGGCCTTGATGCAACGTACAATCAATATAGAGACAAAGCTTTTAACAAAGATCTTTATCGGTCAACCAAACACTATACATCAAAACAATGGGAAACTTTTGAAATGATGTGTAAAGCATTTGAAGCAGCAATTCCTGGTGGTGAAGCAATTGGTTTTATTGACATATTTAAAGATGGTGTGCCAGATAAACCAGTGTTCGGTAGTCCATTCTTTGATGTAAGAGAATGGACACGGACTCGATTTGGTTGGGAAACATCCTATGTTGGTGCTTATGAGTTGAATGCACGAATTGCTGATAAACTAGGTGCATTATTACCTACTGAATTAAATAAAGCAATACCTGCAAAGATAGTAAAACCTACTATTACACCTGTTGTAAGTAAACCTGTTGACCCACCAAAGAAACCGGCAGAACCTGAGACAGGTGAACCACCAAAACCGACTCCTGCTCAATTAGATACTTGTGACGATAAGATGAGAAATCTGTCTGAACAAATTGATAAGAAAGTTAAGGAAAAGGGTGCCGTTTCATCTGAACTCAGTAATTTACAAAGATCAAATCCTGCTCAATGGAAACTACAAAAGGAACCATTGGAAGCAAAATGGGCAGCACTGAATGCTGAAATCAAGGAATTGGAAGCACAGTATAAAGAGTGTGAAGATGAAACGACTGAGGTGAATGAGAAACAGGAACCAGTTGCAAAATATGATTCGGCAACTAAGGAAAGAGAAAATCGTAATAAAATTAGACGTGAATTATTCTCACTTAGAGCTAAAAGAAGCAAATTAAATAGTGATAGAATATTTGCACAACAACCTGGTGCATCGAAAGTAGGTGTGTTATCCGATAGTGAATATAATAGTCAATTAGCGACATTGGAATCACAAATATCTGCCAAGGAATCTGAATTATCTCAGGCTGAAGCATCACTTGCTGCTGCTGAAAAGAATCAAAAATCTGAAAACGATAGGTAATTATTATGGATGAAGAAATCATACCAAGAGGTACAGGCAATAAAGAGGGGTTTAGTGATGGTAATGCAGAGTTTCCATATAGATCATATGTTAATGTAGCCTCTACGAATGAAGCAGCAAGGGGTTATGCTGTAAATAGAGTTTATACTGGTGGTGGATATAAAAATGTATCACTGGATCTAAAACCTCTCGCGCCATCCGGTTACCCTAACAATCAAGTAAAGCAAACGGCAAGTGGTCATATTACTGAATATGATGACACACCAGGTTCTGAGAGAATTTTAATTCGGCATCGGACTGGTGCAGGTGTTGAAATGAGATCTGATGGGACAATGGTTTTCAGCTCAACAGGTAATACGGTAAGAGTTACCTGCCAGGATGAAAAAGTAATTGTTGATGGTGATGGTGAATTGGTTTACAATGGTAATCTATCATTACAAGTGGCTGGTAATTTTGACCTTGTGGTTGGTGGTGATTTTAATGTCACAACTGGTGGTAATAATAATGAAGAGATTCGTGGATCACATAAGAAAATAGTCCGTAAAACACAAAAGACCATTATCACAGAACATCAATCCAATTTTGTCGGTGGTGAGCAAACAGAGACAATCTTGGGTGGTTCAAATAAAATTATTAAAGGTGATACGAAACAATTTGTTGAAGGTGGTTTTGAACTGTACAGTGGTGATGAATTCATGATTACCGCTGAAAACGTGGCCAGTATCTCATCACCCAATATCAACATAGGGGCTAAGAGTTTAACGCTTATCGGCGATTCTGGCACTATTGGTGGCGATAATATTATCCACTATGGTAAATCATATTGGGGTGAGACATTCCATGGTACTTTAAATGGTAAAGCAGATGAAGCAGCACTGGCTGATTTGGCATCTGGTGCCTATGTGGCAGGTGGCCTAGGTTCCCCAGGTTCTGCCAATTATCCAAGTCACGATACGACGACCACAGTTGAACCTACTCTGGCAATTATGTCTGATTATCTACATGCATCATCCTTTGGTATAAGAGAAGTCTCAATTGATCCAGGTAATGTGTTAAAGGATACCATAGATAAAACAAATGAATACGGTGGTATTGCAAATAGAGAACTCACCGTATCTGAAGTTAGATCTAAATTAAGAGATAAAAATACATTGAGTAATGCTAAATTTATCGGCGCAATGATTGCCGAGGGTAAATTAAATCCTGGATATATCCAAGCAACTCCAAGTAAAATTGGACGAGTAGTTAATCTTGATGCAACACCCCAACGTGGTTCAACCCCAATTGGTAATAGTGCTGATTTAACGAAGAGGTATAGTAAATGATTATTACGCCAGATGCTGCTTATAATCCAGTAAATCAGTCAATCATCACACCTCGTACTCGGTTAGCGCCGGGTATTACCATGGGTAGATTTTTGGGTGGTTATGGTGATAAACAGACGATGTCACATATTATTGATGAGACACAAAGACTTAAATTGGCCAAACAATATTATTTACAAGCTCAAGTAATTAGAGTTGTTGCCAATGATATTACTGGTAAGTTTGCTGATTATAGACTTGTGGTTGCTGAGGGATTATATCGCCCAGCACCAGGTGAGATTCTTGATATTGGTAGTACAAATCATTATATGGCAAATGGTCAGTGTGTTGTCTATGAACTCATTGATGAAGAAGGTAATAACGCCGCAGAAAAGACATTTGAACTAGCAGTATTCTTAAAAGATCACATTGAGTTTGATAAGCTTATTTTGGATTATGATTCATATGATCCAACGGGTGAATTGAATGCACAAATTGCAATCATTATGCCGGAGATTAGACCACCTTGGGCAGTAACATATGCAAATAAAATCGAAACTACATTCAATAATTACGTACAAAGTACAAATGAGCTTGTAGAAATATTAGAAGTTTAATAAATACTACTTATGGTTACAAAAGCTTTTTCAATCGAGGACGGAAGTCTTGCTACAAGATCTATTCTAGTAGCACGTAAAAGAGATTATAAAGATATTGATTTATCTTTTACGAATAAGACGACTGGTGAGATTTATAAAAAAACAAATGCGGCGTCTGTCAAACAGGCCGTTAAAAATTTATTGCTTACCAATAGAACGGAAAAGCCATTTCAACCTTATTATGGTGGTGAATTAAATAAATTCCTATTTGAATTATCAACGGAATTTGATGAGCAAGATATTAAGGATCATATTCTTCTTGCTATTGAAAACTATGAACCACGTGCTAGAGTATTGGATATTCAGGTTTATATTTTCCCGGATTCATACGAAGCCAAGGTAACAGTGGTGTTTCAAATTGTATCAACATCAGAGATAGCTTCAGTCGAAGTTTCATTAGCAAGGACAAGATAAATGGCATCAACCATTAAATCATCAGATTTAGATTTTAATAATATTAAAGCAAACCTAACTGCTTATTTTAGGCAGCAGAGTGAATTTGCTGACTATGATTTTGAAGCATCTGGTTTATCAAATATCTTGGATGTTTTGGCATATAATACACATATGAATGGACTCATTGCAAACTTTGCATTGAATGAAACATTCTTAAATTCAGCACAGTTGAGATCATCTGTTGTATCACATGCTGAAATGCTTGGGTATTCACCTAGATCTAAGACGGCATCAAGAGCTACTGTAAATTTGAGTATGCTTGTTACCGATCCAGCCAGACCTAATATTATTACGATTCCGGCATTTACTAAATTTAATACATCAATTGATGGTAGTTCATACCAATTTCAAACAATTGAAGGTTATATTGCTACCGATGATGGTTCTGGTGGATATACCTTTGTTGATGAAAATAATAATCCCAACTTGGAAATTGCCGAAGGTGTTATACGCACAAAAACATTTATTGTTGGTGATACTTCAGATCAACAAGTCTATGTAATACCAGATAAAGACATTGATACATCAACGGTTTCTGTTAATGTATATGATACAACTACTAGTACGTCATATACTATTTACTCAGATCTGAATAAAGCAATTAGAATTAATGAATCAAGTTACCTATATCAAATAAAAGAAGTACCTAATGGATACTTTGAAATGATTTTTGGTGATGGTAGTGTTCTTGGTAATGCACCATCAATAGGCAATAAGATAGTAGTTACATATTTGGCTACTAGTGGATCTGATGCAAATGGTGCTGATATTTTTACAGCACAGAATGATGTTTTTGTGGGTGGTATTGATTACCCACTTATTACAACTACAATTTCTGCTTCCAATGGTGGCAATATAAATGAATCCATTTCGTCAATCAAACAAAATGCATCAATTGCTTTTGCTTCACAACAACGGATGGTTACTGCAGAGGATTATAGAGCTCAAATATTAGCTAATTATTCGTCTTCCGTATCTGATGTTATTGCTTGGGGTGGACAAGATAATACACCACCAATTTACGGCAGAACCTATGTGGGTTTACAGTTTGTTGATGGTATTACTGCAGATCAAAAACAAACTATTAAAGATTCAATTGTTACTAATTTAACCAATAACTTGGCTATTATGTCGATTGATACCGTATTCTCGGATCCATTGACTGTTTATCTTGAACTTACAACTCGGTTTAACTTTGATCCAGACCAGACTAATATTACAATTAGAACAGCAGAAGGTAATGTAACTGATACAATTCAGAATTATTTTAATACACAGTTAAAGAAATTTAATAAGGTATTCAGAAGATCATCACTATTAACACTGATTGATAATTTAAGTCCTGCTATTCTTAACTCTAGAATGGATGTTAAATTACAACTGAGAATTCAACCAACATTTGGTGCTCTTAATAATTTTGTGTTATCATATCCAGTAACACTAGCCGAACCAAGCATATCAACGTATACTGTTACGTCATCAAGGTTTGATTATTTGGGCCAAACTGCTGTAATTAGAAATAAGCTTGGGACCAATGTGTTGCAGGTCCAATCAATCTCAGAAGAAATC